AAGGTGGTGGTGAAGAGTTTGAACCTGCAAGCCCTGCTAAGGGCGTTGATGAAGATTGGTAACAGATGAAAACCTTAGACACACTAATTCCTGACATCTACAAACTATTTGAGACAGGACACGAGTGTTCTACGGAGAATTTAGATAAGTTCGCAGAGACGATTCGGGACACAGTAGCCCAACGTTTATCTAGCTACAAAGAGCCGCGCAAACCGACTCTGCGAATGTCTAACATCGGTAAAGCCGACTGTCAACTTTGGTTTGAACTGAACGGTACAAAACCAGACGGGGATATTCCCCCCACAACTAAGATTAAGTTTCTGTATGGTGACATCATTGAATCCTTAGTCCTCCTACTGATTAAAGAGGCAGGATATGAAGTCACTGATGAACAGAAAGAAGTTTATTTTCGTGGTATTAAAGGTCATCTTGACGCTAAAGTAGAAGGTCAGGTTGTAGATGTTAAGTCTGCTTCTAAGTATGCCTTCGAGAAGTTTAAAGATGGTACATTAAAAGACAATGACTCTTTTGGTTACATTAAACAGATCGGTGGCTATAGCGCTGCTGAAGAAGTTGATGGAGCCTTTATTGCCTTAAATAAAGAGTCTGGTGAACTTGCTCTGCTTGAGGTTCCTCTCACATTTGGTTCCCAACGAGCAACTGAGAAACGTATTGAAGAAATCAAGAAGGTTATCAGTTCTCCAAATAAACCACCGAGGGCCTATTCACCAGAGCCCCACAATAAATCAGGTAATATGAAACTTCCAACGAACTGTTCATATTGTGATTTCAAACAAACGTGTTGGGCCGATTCAAATAATGGTAAAGGTCTTCGTACCTTTGTCTATTCTACCGGCCCTGTATATTTAACATCGGTTCAGAAAGAACCAGACGTATTCGAGGTAAAATAATGACACTCAGAGTTGTAAGCGATAATACAACCCCGCCCAGTGGTCCAGAAGATGATGCTGTAACATATCATACATATGATATTACATATAGCAATAAAGCAACTGGACTGGCAGAGACTGTTCGTGGTACTGGTTACCCCTTTATGTTGTCCGGACTTTTTAGTCTTGTGAAACTTGACGATAAGAAGAACACATACACAGAGGTTTCAGTTCCTGTAACTGAACTTATTTTAGTTCGATTGGTTAAAGATGCCACGGAAGAAGCGTAAACGACCACCGAAAGGTTATCGTTCTGGCTTTGAGAAGATAGTCGCTGATAAACTTACTGACCTTAAGATTGATTATGAATTTGAGAAAATCAAAGTTCCATACATTCTTGAGCGTAAGTATGTCAGCGACTTTTCTTTTGATGGTATCCTTTTGGAAACTAAAGGGTACTTAAGAAAGGGCGATATCACAAAAATGAGAGCTGTTAAAAAGCAACATCCTGACCTTCGTATTGTCTTTTTATTTCAATCTCCAGATAAGCCCATGTCTGGTTCAAAGACAAACCCTCCAACAACACACGCTCAGTGGGCAGAAAAGAATGGGTTTGAATGGATAACAATAGATCAACTAGAAACTTTGAAGCCGTCTCCAACCAAATCGAAAAGATTGCGAACTACTTAGACGCTTGGGGATACACATTTGACGCAGCTACTTTTAGACGAGTAGCTACAGATTTAAAAACAGGGCACAACAGAAGGCCCGTACCACAGCCACGCTACTTTCAGGAGTTCTGATGGGCAAGACACACTTACTAATTCCCGATAGTCATGCTACGCCGGGACATCATAACAAACGCTATGATCTTTTAGCAAAACTTATTATTGATCTTAAACCGGACACAGTGATTGACATTGGGGATTGGTGGGATATGTCTAGCCTTTGCTCTTATGACAAAGGTACTAAGGGCTTTGAAGGCCGTCGTTACAAAGCTGACGTAGAGGCTGGTATTGATGGTCAAGACCGTATCTACAGCAGACTTCGAGCTCGTAAAAAGAAACTACCAAGATTTGTTAGATGTCTTGGTAATCATGAAGAACGTATTAATAAAGTCATTGATAGAGACCCAGTACTTGAAGGTACAATGGGTACTAAAGACCTTATGTCCAGAGAGTACGGTTGGGAAGAATATCCCTTTAAATCTGTGGTGAATGTCGATGGAATTAACTACTCCCACTACTTTACATCCGGCGTCATGGGACGACCAGTTGCTTCCGCCCGATCTCTCTTGGCTAAGCAGTATTCCTCGTGTTCAATGGGACACGCGCATACATTCGATTATGCTACTGCCAGCAACACAGAAGGAAGAAAGATTCACGGGCTTATCTGTGGAGTCTTTCAGGATTATGACCCGAAATTCGCTGATGGAAGCAGCCATTTATGGCGTAGGGGTGTGTGTATTAAGCACAACGTCAACAACGGAGACTACGACCTAGAGTGGGTTTCCATGAAGAGGCTTTATGAACTTTACGGAAGGTCTTAAACAATGGATAAAGACGTACCACACGGGAGTTACACCATCACTTATGATGGAAAAATTAAGACTTCAGAAGGAGGTCTTAAGCACGTTGAAGTCGATAAAACAAACGTAAAGAGACAAAAGCATTATGAACAATATGAAATTCAACCTGTGGACTATATTGTGGCTACGCTTGGACCCGGCTGGTTGGTGGGAAATGTAATTAAGTACGTAATGCGTTACAACGAAAAGAACGGTAGGCAGGATATTCTTAAAGCTATGCACTACCTAGAAATGTTATTGAATCATGTAGACGGAAGAGGACCAAGAGATTATGGCACGGAAACTAAAACCTAAACGAGGTGTCCCTTACTTTATCGAGTGGATAGATGCCTCTGCTGCACCAAATAAGTGGCAGAGCCATGAAGAAATTGATGAGATGTTCGATGAAGATTATATTGTCTGGACACTCGGTTGGTTTCATAAAGAGACAGAGAACTATTATATTTTCTGTTCTACTGTGTCAAAAGCAAATGATGCTAAGGCTGCCGTCTGGGCGATTCCAAAGGGTATGATTGTTAGATTAAAAGAGGTAAGTTATGGATGATTTCCAAATGTTCATCGCACAGTCTAAGTACGCGCGATGGTTAGAAGATGAAGGCCGACGAGAGACGTGGGAAGAAACAGTAAGACGTTATATCACTTACGTTGAAAAATATATTGGTTCAACAATTGGTATTGATGAGGCTATTCTATCTGACACAATTGAATCTCAGAAGTCTATTCAGAACCTAGAAGTAATGCCCTCTATGCGCGCTCTGATGACCGCTGGACCGGCTCTAGAGCGTTGCAACGTAGCAGGGTACAACTGTGCTTACTTGCCTGTAGAGAGCCTTCGTAGCTTCGATGAAGCGATGTATATCCTGATGTGTGGTACTGGAGTTGGTTATAGTGTCGAAAAGAAATACACGAATAAGTTACCGATCATTAATGAACATTTTGAACGATCTGACACCGTTATTAAGGTTGCAGACTCTAAGGCTGGATGGGCTAGATCGCTTAGAGAACTTATTTCATTACTCTATTCTGGACAGGTCCCTCAATGGGACGTATCTGCGTTACGACCCGCAGGAGCTCGCCTCAAGACTTTTGGAGGAAGAGCAAGTGGTCCTGAACCTCTGGTCGCCTTATTTGAGTTCACCACAACTCTTATTACTCAGGCTAAAGGACGACGCCTCAGACCCATTGAATGTCACGACCTTATGTGTAAGATTGCTGAAGTCGTAGTTGTTGGTGGTGTAAGACGATCAGCTATGATTAGTTTGTCTGATCTTGATGACACTGAGATGGCTCGGGCTAAATCAGGTACATGGTGGCAGACACATCCTCACAGAGCATTGGCAAACAACAGTGCTGTGTACGATGAGAAACCTAGTATTTCTAAATTTTTAGATGAATGGAAAGATTTATATGAATCAGGAAGTGGTGAAAGAGGTATCTTCAACAGATACGGAACTCGTAAACAGGCTGAAAGAAATGGACGCCGATCAGTTGATGGCATTGATTTTGGCACTAATCCTTGCTCTGAGATCATCCTTAGACCCTACCAGTTTTGCAACCTTACAGAAGTGGTTGTTAGAAGCGACGACACACTCGAAAGCCTTAAGAGAAAAGTACGAACAGCAACATTCCTCGGCACCGTCCAAGCTTGTTGGACTGACTTCAAATATCTTAGACGCATCTGGGCAACCAATTGCGAAGAAGAAAGGCTCCTTGGTGTATCCTTAACAGGTCTATACGATAATCTTGATGTATGGGAGCATCTTAAGGAATTAAAACAATATGCCATCGATTGTAATGCAGAATTTGCAACATTATTTGGTATCAATCAATCCTGTGCGATTACGTGTGTTAAACCCAGTGGTACTGTTAGCCAACTTGTTGACAGCGCTTCTGGTCTTCATCCTCGTCACAACGAACATTATATTCGCACAGTAAGGTCTGACAACAAAGACCCAATGACACAGTTCCTTCGGGATCAAGGTGTTCTCTGGGAACCAGATGTAATGAAACCTTATGATACTACAGTCTTTTCTTTCTACAAGAAAGCTCCTGATGGTGCAGTCACTCGTAAAGCCCTTCCTGCTATTATTCATCTTTGGGACTGGCTTGAAATTCAGAATGAATGGTGTGAACATAAACCTTCTGTGACTATTAATGTAAAAGAAGACGAGTGGGTTGAGCTTGCTGGTGAGGTCTATAAGAACTTTGACCAGATCACTGGTGTAGCATTCTTACCATTTAGTGACCACGTTTATAAACAAGCGCCTTATCAAGACATCTCAAAAGAAGAGTACGATAAAGCACCTAAGTACAATATTGATTGGAGTAAATTTAGTGACTACGAAAAAACAGACACAACCAGCGGAAGCCAAGAGTTCGCCTGCTCCGGTGGATACTGTGAGATCGTTGACGTATCGGCGTGACCATCAAACAGGGCTCTATTACATCACAGAAAACGGTGTTGACTTAGATGTAGGCGGCTTTACAACACTTGCAGACGTTAATAATAAAATTGGACAACTTAATAAGGAAACAAAATAATGGACTTTTTTCTCACATTCCTCGGCGGCACTATTGGTGTTCTCTTTGGTGCAT